TCATTGGCACACCTCGTCGCTCCTGTTCCCGTTGACATCAACCGCGCGAACGTCCATCCATACGACTCCGCCGACGCCAGGCTCCGGCAGATCGTCGACTACCGCGCGCGGCTCATCGAACCGCCGCACGACGAGTTGCACGCCGCACAGCGGCGCGTCGCTCTCCCAATCGATACACTGACCGACCATCTGGCTCACCTCGTAATAGACATAGCTCTCCGGCCCGCCGGCGCAATCGACGAGGACGGGGAGCCAGGAGAGGGTGAGGGCGAGGATCAATCGGTCGGCCCGTTCGCCGTCGTCGCGGTGACGCACGCCCACCGCCCGGCCCCGGCGTTATTGAAGCACCAGCACAGCTCCCGGTTGGCCCCGGCGCTGTCCGTCCTGATCTCCCCGATCGAGCAAGTGTTGGCGACGAGGTCCTGATCGTTGAACCACAGCTTGTCGAAGGAGTAGGTCGCCGAGCCGACGATGCTGAATACATTCGGATTCTCGAAGGTGGGGCCGAGCAGGAACGTGTTGGAGGCGAGCGATCCGGTGCGGACGTCGATCGTTCGCCTCGTGGCGCCTCCCGCTAGATTAAGGGAGCCGCCGCGCCAGATATAGGTCCACGTCCCGCGATCCGTGTCCGTCCCGTCGCCAATATAGAAACCCGCCAGGGCGCCGGAGGTCGACGTGATGTTGATCGAGCAGACGGTGCCGGAGAAATCGACAATCGATCCAGAGACCGTACCCGCCTGGACCGTTCCCGGCGTGAGATCGACAAGGCACCCCGCTTGCCCGTTCCACGTCGCGCTCTTGTTCTCAAGGTAGATGTGGCTATTCAGGACCTTCAAGATCGTCGGGTAGAGGCTCTGCGTGCTCGGGCTCTGCCAGACGGCGCCCGCCAGGTATCCGGCATCGGCCGATGAGTCCTCGAGCCTGATGTCGACGTTGGCTCCCTCGACGATCAGGTATGCGCCATTGAGGACCCGGAAAGCCGAGGCGCTGACGTCGAGGGTGGAGTCGCCCGCCTTGCTCCATGCCCGGTAGGTGGACCCTACGGAAAAGACGCGCGCCCCATCGGAAGCGGTGAGCTGATCCCATACCGTCTGGTGGACGTTGCCGATGTCGTAGACGTCGGCGTTCGGGCAGTTCCAGATCGAGTCGATCGGGTCGGTGGTGTGGTCGGGGATCGGATAATCGGGCGAGCCGATCACGTTCCCCATGACGTAGAGGTGCCCGCGCACGCTGGAATTGCCGGCGCACACGATCCCGCTGTTGCCGGTGGTCTGTAGGTTGAACATACCGCCTTCGTGAAACTCGGCGGGCTCGGTGACGTTCCCCTTGAGCCGCGTGGCGGCTGGCCCGCGCCCGACGATCACCGTCCAGTCGGGGAGGAACGGGCTCTCGTTGTATTCCTCGCTCTCGAGCTGGATCGTGTACCGCTTGGAGGCGCCGGCGTCACCGGCGGCATTGATGGCCGCAATGGCCGCCGCGATGGTCGTGAACTCGCAGCCGCGCGCGCACACGAGTTTCGTTTGTGCGCTCAAGACTTGAATGCTCAGATCGACCCCATTGTCCGGGTCGAACTGCGGCGCCGGGCCGAAGAAGCTGAGTTGCTTCCGCGCCGGCGTGATCCTCGGGTCGTCGCTGTCGGTCCCGGCGCGCGCCCCCGCCCTGAGCCTGCCCTCGAGCACATCGCCAGCCGAGATCGCGCCGGTCGTATTCCCGACGCTGACGATGGTCCCGTTGGTGACGCAGCTCGAGACCACGGAGTTCGTGCCGAGGGCGTCGATCTGTGCGCCGGTGAAGTAGCGCCAGATGCTATACGAGGGATTGTCCGAGCTGCGGGAGATCAGGAGCGCCCAGGCCGCGGCCCCGGACGACAGGGTGGGGTGGATGACGGTTGCGCGATTGGCGTTGCCGGAGGAAGGCGTCCACGCGAGGAAGGGGCTGATCCCGGTCATGCCGGAGGCGTTGAGCTCGACGATTGCGAAGTGGTAGGTGGTGTCGCTCCTGCAGGAGCCGAGCGTCGCGAAGGTCGTGCCAAGGGTCGGGGGCGAGGTCGGATCGGCCAGCGACTCGTCGACGGAGAACGGGAGGAAGTTGACCGTGGCGCCCGTGAGCGCGGCGGTCTTTGTCGTGGCGCCCTCCGCTTTGATCGTCAGGCCCGTGGAGCCGTCCATCCTGATCCCCAGCAGCTTGAGGTAATTCGCCTGGGCCTCGGCTGGCACTCCATAGCGCAGCACCACGAACAGCGCCGCGGCAGCAAGGGCCAACAGTCCGATCTTTCGTCTCATCTCGACACCTCAGAAGGTGAACGGCGGAAGGCCTTGATTGAGCGATTGCTCCCAGAAGCCGTTATTCAGGCGGAAGGCTCCGTAGAGCCCGGTCGTCGCGTCGAGCATATAGAGGACTCCGCCGATTGAGATCCAGCCCGGGAACGGGGCTCCTGGCGCCGAGGGCTGGCCGGCCACACCGGTATCGGTCACGTTCTTGAGGACGACGAAAGAGGCGATCCGCTGGGTGCCGATCAGGCCTCCGGCGTCCCGTCCCTGCAGGTCGTAATAGTGCCGGCCCGCGAGCGCCTGGGTGTCGGCCGCCGCAACGCTCACGTCGAGGATGCCCGAGGCCGGGGTCGTCAGGACAATCCCGCCGCCCCCGGTCGTCTTCTGGAACTTGGCGGCGCCGATGGCATCGTCGATCGACTTCTTCACGGTGAACTTGAAGGTCCACCCGGTGATGTTCTTCGCCGTGCCGTCCGGGTTGGTGACCGCGAACCGGATCGTCTGATCGTCGCCCCTGGCGAAGTAAATGTCGAAGGTGCTCGGGTCGATAAATAGTCCCGTGGCGCTCATCTTCCGGCTCCCTGGGTGCCGTCATGCTTCGACGGGACGGCGGACGTTGCGAGCGAGATCGGCCGCGCGACCGGCGCGGTCGAGGTGGGCGTCGATGTGGCCGCGCCGGAGCTGGCCGCCGCCCTCGGCGCCGCGGCGCTCGCGGCTCCGGCCGGGCTGCTCGAGGAGGCCGCGGCATCAGGGGCCGCGCTCGAGGGCTGCGCCGCCGGGGCGCTCGAGCTGGCGGCGGCATCGGGGGCGCTGCTCGAGGCGGCGCCGGGCGCTCCGCCACCCGAGGCGGCGGCGTCCGGGGCCTGCGAGTTCGCGGCGCCGCTGCTCCTCGAGACCTGGTCCAGCACCGTCACGAACGGCACGAGCTGGGAGATCCGCGGGCCGCCCAGCTCGACGGGCCCGGCGTTGAAGATGCACGAGACGCCGCCGCCGGCCAGCTCGGAGGGTAGCCAGGGCAGGCCGGTGGCCGGGTTCGTGATCAGGATCTCGTCGGCCGCCGTGTAGGGCTGGCCCGCGGTGAAGCTCCGCGAGGGAGCGAAATAGTCGATCCCGCCGAGGCGCACCCCGGCGCTCGCCACCGATTGATCGGACGTCGTGCCCTTCCACGCCCATCGGACGGTCAACGAAACGATGATCGCGTCCGCAGGGACGAGGCTCGGATCCCAGGCGTAGGACTCGACCATGCCGACCGCCGTGTAGCGCACCCGCGTCGTATCGCCGTCGTTCGGGTCCTCGTCGCACTTGTCGAAATGGGTGGCCGGGGCCCCAGGGGTCGGCACGCCAGGCGCGGAGAGGTCGGCGATCAGCGGCAGGAGATAGGTCGTCATGACCACGCCCCGGTGCCGATTGCCGGCAGGGTCGGAACGGCATCCGAGCAGGTCCAGTCGAGCGTGACATGGACGCCGATGTTCTTCTTCTCTATTGGGCTCCGGCTGACATCGACGAGCTCGGCGACCCGGTAGGTGGCGCCGTTGTCGAGGCTGATCTCGAAGCCGTAGTCGTTGTCCGGGTCGCAGGCCGGCGAGATCACGAGCTGGGCGAGCGTGGTCTCGTCGGCGCTCGGCGTGAAGAACTCGAACTCCTGGTGGATCGACAGGCGGAATCCGTACTTGACCTTGCGGATCGCGCGGGTGAGCATTTCCTTGATCTGGTGGAGCGGCTCCCAGGACGGCTGCCCGACAGTCATCCAGGTCAGGCCCTGCAGGCTCACGGTGTAGACGGCTCCGGCGGGCGGCGTGACGCGGACGATCGGGGTCCAGTCGTGACCAAGAGCCATCCTGCCGTCCTCCCTGCGCGAATCCTACACCCTTACCGGTCCTCGATGAGCGTGAGCTGAAACTCGTCGGAGGCCAGGTCGTGATCCGACTCCTCGACGAAGTAGCGTTCCGGCCCGCCCAGCGTCACCCGGTCGAGCGGCTCGAATTTCCGGCCGTCCAGATCGACGAACTGAGCCTCGACGTATCGCCGCGCCAGGGAGAAGAAGGCGTAGGCCGTATCGGCCAGGGATTGAGCCGTCGCCTCGTTCGGGAGGAAGGAGGAGTCGAGCTCGATCCCCTGGGCCGCGAAGTTGTGATTGCCGGCGGTTGCCGAGACGCCGTTCCCCGCGACGGTGACGTACTGCGAGGTCTGCTCCCAGATCAGATCGTCGGTCCGATCCATCTGCAGGTCGCCGACGTCGACCACCGCCCCGGGGTCGTAGAGATCGCGCGCCACGAACCGGCCCTGGGCGTCGTCGTCCACCCTGAAAAGGGCGTTCGCCAGGAGCGCCAGCTTCTTGAGGCCCTCGCCGACCGAGAGGCCGGTGAAATCGGCATAGGAGATCACGCCAGCGTAGAAGGGCGCGCCATAGAGGAGCACCCGCTGGAAGTTCGAGTTGTAGGCGACGAGCACATAGGCCCCGTTGACCCTGGCGCCGAAGGTGCGGAAGCCGGTGCCGCTGGCGCTGATCGATCGGATGGTGTAGGTCTGGAACTGGTCGGGCGTGACGAGGAGCTGCGCCTCGCCGTCGCTGATGACGACGGTGTAGAGCTTGCCGTTCACGAAGCGGATCGAGTCGGTCGGATAGACCGCCGAGTTGGTGCCGTTGGTGGTGATGAGGCACCCCGGGAAGGTCCGCTTCCAGAGCCTCGAGGTGCCGCGGAATGCCACCGCCTCGAAGGTCGGGCCCAACACCACCGTCCCGCGGAGCCCGATGAAGCAATCGAGATCTCGGCAGTATGAGAAGCCGCCGTAGAGCGTGGCCCCGACGTCGTCGGCCTGCAGGAGATTGGTCCACGAGGTGCCGGCCACATCGTAGAGCTGCAGGACGAAGGTCGCCCCGTTGGTGGCATAGACGAGAACCTGATCCCGCACCGGGTCATAGTCGCAGCCGAAGACCTCGCCGGAGCTCGGGCTCACCATGCCGGGAACGTCGGGCGTGGTCACATCGGCGAGCGCCGTCCAGGTGGTGCCATCCGTCGACGTGCGCTTCTGCAGGCGCTTGGTCCCGGTGTTGAGGACATACATCGTCATCGTTGCGCCGCGGAGATCCCAGCCGCAGTTGTGCGGGTCGCCACCCTTGACCGCCTCGCCGGCGTTCGGGGTGCGCGGGAGGATCGGAGGGCCCGCGTCTCCCTGCAGGAAATAGGGCGACCAGTCGACCCAGGCCTGCACGGTGGCGTCGGAGACCACCCAGGCGACGTCCGGACTGGCCTGCGAGCGCGTGCCGTCGACGAGTTGGGTGATGAACTCGGCGCCGTCCTTCTGCGAGGGGTTCGTATAGACGGGGTTGTGCCCGCCGCCCAGCGCCACGAAGACCGGGAGGCCGGACAGGTTGACCGGCGTCGGGCCCAGGGTGTTGAACTGCGAGTTGGAGAGCCGCAGATCGGTCATGGCGAATCCGGCTTGCTTGAAAAGGGCGCGCACGAGAAAGTCGATGTTGCGGCTCCGATGGAAGGGCGTGGTGCAGACCACGGGCGTGCCGATCGCGTAGCTGTGCTGCGTGGGGGTCTCGACCTCGACGCTCGTGCCGGAGATCACCCGCTTCACGATCAGATCCTCGGCGTTCACATGGTCGGTCAGGTGGAGCGTGTCGCCGGTGGCATATCCGATCGTCCCGCTGGCGCTCAGGCTCAGGGTGACCGTTACGCCCGGCGTCGTGGCGACGGTCAGCGTCGGGGGGGGGTTCAGGAAGGACCGCTTGCACTCGCTCCCCTCGGCGCTCGTGCGATCAAGGATCTTGGTCAGGCCGTAGGCCGTGACCTCCACCTGGCGGTCCTTCGGGAGAAACAGGATCGAGCCGATGCCGATGAGGCAGCCGTAGAAGTTGCCCAGGCCGCGGCGGTAGATCTTGAGGCCCCACATATCGTCCGGGCCGAAGAAGGCGAACAGGTCCTCGAAGAAGCCGCGCGGGTTGTCGAACGTCAGCGTGATGTCGCCGGTCTTGAACGAGAATAGATCGCTCTCGAGAGCCCGGTTGATCGATCCGAATCCGTCGAGCTCGACATGGGAGGTGACGTCGATGACGTCGCCGACCGGCACGGGCCCGAGGTCGAAGGTCTCGAGGCCCTGCGGCCGCGCCTTGATGATCTCGATCCGGTAGTCCGCAGCTCCGCTCACCGGCCGACCGTGCGCCGGCGCCGCACGCGGGTCGCCCGCTCCATCTCGCGCTCGAGGAACTTCCGAAACTGCGTCCGGTGCCCGAGCACGCCGTTGACCGTCATGCCGCTCATGTCGACCGTGGTGCCGCGGTTGATCGTGGTGTTCGAGACGTTCTGCGCCGCCTGGCCGAAGTTGGTGAGGCCGCGCATGAACTCGCCCCCGAAGTGGTGCACGAAGTCGTCGGCGCTCTGGCGGCCCAGCCGGCGCGCCACGAGGTCGGAGAACGGATCGTCGAATCCGACCGGGTTGGTCTTGCGGATCTGCGCGACATAAGCGAGCCCCTGGGCGATCACCGCCGCGGCGGCAGCAAAGCGAACGTAGGTCGGCACCGTCTTGTCGGCCAGCGCCGAGGCGGCGCCGGCGTAGGTATCGAGGATGGCCCCGGCGATGGCGAGCGCCTTGTTGCGACCGAACAGGTCAGAGAGCGCGCTGGCGATCTGCCCCAGGGATCCGACCGTCTGTGCGTACTGCTGGCGCTTCTTGGTCTCGTTGGCGATCGTGATGTTGGTGTCGGCGATCTTGAGGCCGACCAGCGCGAGCAGGCGCTTCGTCTCCTCCTCGAGCTCCTTGATGCGGACCTTGTACGCCTTCTCCTGAGCGCCCGAGATCGCGCCGATGCCGTCGAGCTCCTGCTGCGCCGCGAACATGACCGCCCGCGCGCGATCCTCTGCGTCGCGCTGCAGCGCCGAGTTGACCCCGGTCAGGTCGAGCGCGAACTTGTGCTCCTGCTTCCCGACCTGCTCGAGCGACTCGGCGAAGCTGATCCCCTGGCGGTGCGCCTCCTCCATCAAAACGATCTGCGCCTGCAGGCCGCGGATCGCCGCCGAGTCGATGATCGTCTGCCCGAGCTTCTTCATGTTCTCGGTGTAGATTGCGATCTCCCGGCGCATCTCGGTGATCTTCTCCCGTTCCTTCTCGATGGCCTGGGTTCGCAGGGCCCCGGCCAGGAGGGTGGCGGCATCGCTCGCGGTCTGCAGGTTCGTGGCGTACTTGTCGATCTGCTCGAGGTTCTGGATCAGGGAGGTCTTGAGGCCCTCGTGGGCGTCTTTCAGGTCGGTAGTTGTCGAGAGCCAGTCGATCAACTTCGGCAGGAGCAGGGCGATCGCGGCAACGCCGCCGGCGATGGCGACGTTGGTCGCGGTGGCGGCGCCCTCGAAGAAGTACATCGCGGTCCCGGCGGCCTTCGCGGCCTCTCCGGCCGCCCCGGTGACCCCGGTATTCATCAGCAGGACGCGCGTCAGGTCGGCGACCGGGCCGCGGGTTCCCCCGAAGGACTCCCCGAGCTTCTTCTGTTGATTGGTGGTCTTGTTGGCGGTATCGGCCAGGTTCTTGAGGCCGATCTGTGCTTGGTCGAAGCCCTTGGCGTCGAGGAGGGCCTGAATTACGACGGCGAGTTTGAGATCCTCGGCCACGCGCTGGGCCTCCTAATTCGGCAGCGGCGTGGGCTCGGCGCTGGGGTCGAGGGTCGGGTCGTCGCCGTGGCTCGCGCTGTAGCCCATCGCGGCGGCCTCTTTCAGGAGGTCGCACCTGTCGAGGAAATCCCGCATCGGGGTCTCGAACAGCGTGACCGGGCTGACATGGTCGAGCCTGGCGACAATCTCGAGGTCGGCGTTGAACCCGCCGCCCTTCTTGACCCGCTCGCCGGTCCAATCGAGGAGGCCCCACATCCTGGCGATCCCCTCGGGCGTCTCGACCTCAACGACCCCGGCCATCAAGGCGGAGGCGTTCCGGTTGGTCGACCATGTTTTCCAGAAGCCGCGCCGCTCTCCCATGACGATCAGGTCTGCGATGTCGGAGAAGCACTCCCAGTCGCCGAGCGCCTTCCAGACCTGCTCCGTGGTGAGCATCTCGTCGCCGCCGGAGAGGCGCGCGAACTCGAACACTCGATCGCCCATCCGCTTGATCGCATCGCGGAATGACCGCACGGTGATCGGCCCGATCGTGACGCGCTTGCGGAACGGCGGGATCGCCCGCCAGAGGGTGACGCTCGCGGTCCTCATCAGCAGCCGTAGAAGCAGACGCCGTCACGGAAGCAGACGTTGTTTTTCGTCCCGTCCGCTGGCAGGTGGATCAACTTGCTGGGCCCGTGCCCGTGGTCGGCGAAGCACTCGACGTAGGAGCCGACCGCAGCGGGCGTCGGGACCTGATCGAGCACGGACGGCAGCGCGAGCTTCGTGTCGCCGGCCTTCTGGCAGCCGGAGACCGAGATCGCGACGAGGGCGCAGACGAGAACGGCCACCACTGATCGCATGAGAACCCCTCCCCCTTGAGAGCCTGAGATTAGGCGTCGGTCCAGTTGCTCGAGTCGGTCCCGGATCCGGTCGTCTCCTCCATGACCTCCATCGTGATCCCGTAGGCCTGCTCGGTGTCCTTCTTGAGCGGGATCGATTCGAACTCGCCCGCGACGGAGCGGTAGGAGATGTAGGTGCGGACCTTGGTCGTCCCCAGGCCGCGGCCGACCACCTTGAGCGCCGAGTAGTAGGCGCGCTCGCTCATGTTCCGCTTGAAGACGAAGTTCGGATCGGCCCCGGTGATAGCGGAGGCCGGGTCGTTGCCGGCGGCCAGGGCGAGGTTCTTCATCATGCCCTCGAGCATCTTGAACTTGACCTGTTCGTTCCGCTTGGTCGGCTCCGAGGAGACCGGGCCCAGGAAGCGATCGACGATCACCTCATGGCGCTCGGTCTTGAGCGTGATCTCCACGCCGCCGAGGGTGTGGCCGATGTCGTAGTAGGTGGCGGAGCCCTTCGCCGTGACGTAGGGGCCCAACGCCACCTGAGTCGGGGCGCCGATCACGATGTTCTGTACGTCGGGCGATGAGAGTGCCATGTGCGATTACCTCCGCTTCGGGTCCGTGAACTACTACGCCGCCGGCGGCGCCGGGGCGGCCTTCGCTTCCTCGATCTCCACCTTCGCCTGCACGACTCCCTGCTCCTGCAACGCGGTCTCGAGCGCGCCCGGCCCTGGCCCCGACACGAGCGAGGCGAGCGGCCCCTGGTATCCATACTGGCCCGGGACTCCGAAGCCGAGCAGGTGGCCGCGGATCTGATAGGCCCGGTGCGAGCGCGGGTCGGTGATGTCCTCGACCTCGGCGATCGCGTTGAGCTCGATCCGCTCCCAGTCAACGTGCGGCCGGAAGCCGGTCCCGGTGTCGATGGCGCCTCCTCCTGGCGCATCGACGGGGAGCACGGTATGGGAGCCGGGCGGCAGCTTGTCGTAGATCACGCGGCTTGGCGGCATTGATCCTCCTCAGTTTTTCCCGATCGCCTTGAGCGAGAAGGTGAAGTTGGTCCCGGTGAGCACCCAGGCGGCGCGCACGAGGTCTCCGAAGACGGTGTATCGCCCGATCGCCTTAACCGGCGAGGCGCAGGAGGTGACGGCGGCGAAGACATCTCGAACGTTGGTGCTGGCCGCTGTTTCGGCCGCGCCGCTGTTCGTCTGCTGGATCTCGTCCGCCGTCAGGTCGTACCACGTTGTGCCGCCGTCGCTCGAGCTCTGCAGGTAGACGTCGAGCTGGGTGGGCGCCGTGCTGGCGGTGCACGAGGCGAACAGGATCAGCTCTTTGATCCCCGAGACCGAGATCGCGCCGCCCTGGGCGGTGGCCGTCTGCGTCGCCGAGGCGAGGATGTCGAAGCGGGTCGAGCCGGCGAAGGCCGGGCCGGCCAGGAGCAGCAGCAGGGCGAGAGCCGAGACGAATCGTCGCATCACATTGACCTCCTGACGAAGTGGTAGAAGACCCTGAGCGTCAAGGTGAAATACCCCAGCGCGCGGTCGCTGTCAACTCCCCTGTCGCCGGCCTCGAGCACCATGCCGAAGTTGGTGGCGAACCCGAAGGTCTGATCCTCGAGGAGCGCGTCGAGCACATCCTGCAGGAGCCAGTTGGTGCGCTGGACCCGATCCGGCTGCATTAGGTCGGCCTGGCCCATGTTCACGATCCCGCCGATCACGAAGCGGTCGCTCAGACGGTAGGCGCTCGAGTCGTCCGCCTCGAACTTGATCCCGTCCTGGGCCGCCAGGATCACGAGGTTGTTCCCCTCCGGCGGCTGATCCGCGTTGAGCGGTACCCGGTATACCTGCGCGACGTCGCAGCGGTAACCGTTCGACATCTGGATCTCGGCGAGCCTCGAGGCGATGGCCGCCTCGACGTTCTCGATCCCGGGCGCGCTCACGAGCCGCCCTTGATGGCCGCGTCGATCTCGGTGGCGAACTGCTTCTCGATGTCGGCCCGGGAATCCTCGAGGGCGGGCCGGAGCCAGGGCCGCGCCGGCATGACGATGTCGTGCGCCTTCGTGCGCGGGAAGTTGTGCCCGGCGGCCTTCTTGTTCGAGAGCCAGCGCGCCAGGCCGGTGCGGGCGATGAAGTAGTAGGCCGTTCCTCCTGGGTGCTTGATGGTGCCGCCGTACTCGTGGATCGCGGCGTACTTGACCGGCGACCCGACCTTGGCGATCCCGGCGGCCTCGAAGACCTGGTAGTGCAGGCGGTTCGCCAGGGTGCCGGAGCGGATATGCAGGATCCGGCCGCTGACGTTCTCGAGGGCCCGGCCCAGGACGATCTCGCTCGAGGAGCGGAGCGCCACGATGCTGGCCTTGCGGAAGGCGCCGGCGCGCTGCCGGATCGCCCGCATCGTCTCCTCGGATCCGGTGACGTTGACCGAGAGCGCGCCGTTCACCGCCGGGGCCGTCACGCGATCCTCCGGTTGATCGCCAGGTCGCGGTAAAAGTCGAGGCCGTCCTTGATCGCCTTCGGGATCTCGCGCCGGAAGGTCGTGCTCTGCTGGCCGATGTTCTTCTGGTCGATCCCGATGATGCTCTTCTCGCGCACGATCAACGCGGCCTGGTCGAGACAGGCCTGCAGGACGATCGGCGGGATGTCGTCCGGCGCATATCCGGCGGAGTAGGTGACCGAGTAGAAGCGGCGGTAGGCGAAGAAGCAACCGAAGGGCCGCACGAGGTGCCCCTCGGCGCCGTACCAGATCACGTCCGGGGTCGGGTTCGCGTTCGGGTCCACGCCGACCACCAGCGCGGAGCCGCCCTCGAGCACGGCCGAGACCGAGACGATCGGCACATCGAGCTGCAGCGTGTCGGTCCCGGTCCCGTCGCAGAGCTCGGCGGTGTAGGTCGCCAGCTCGAAGGAGCGCCGCCGACAATAGGCGTTGACCCAGGAGGTCGCCGCCTGCAGGGCCGCGGTGAGCCTCTCGTCGCTTTTCTCGGCGGTGTCGCCGAGATAGTCCTTGAGTTGCTGCAGGGTCCCGATCACATGGGCCTCCACCGCGCGATCGTCAGGCCCAGGGGAGACGGGATCGGGATCGCGTCCAGCCCTGGCGTGCCATTGAGCCGGTTCCACAGCTCCGGGTAGAGCCCGGTGTCGTGGATGATGATCGGGCCATTGGTGATCGGTCGGAAGCGGAGGACGTCGCCATATCGTTCGTAGGCCTCCCCCGAGTCCACGAACAGGAGGTCGATCCCGTGCAACTTCTTGCCGTCGCTCGGCACGAACTCCTGGCTCATGGAGGTCACCAGCTCGACCGGCAGACCCGCGCAGGCGATCCTCCCCTTGGCGGTGGCCCGCTCGTCGCTGTCGATTGAGTCGAGGCGCCCGCGTCCATTCGCCAGGAGAGCCTCGCCGATCGCGCGCGTGGTGGTGCCGCTCCCGGTGCCCAGCTCGAGCGCGTACAGCGGCTTGAGAAGGCGCGCGAAGGCGAACAGGAACTCCACCATCTCGACCTCGCCCACCTGGCCCGCCGCGGCGGCGTAGAGTTCCGCCTGCGGTCCATCGCCGTAGCGGGCGATCATCGGGCCAGGCGAGGCGACGGGCGTCATTTCCCCTTCTTCCCCTTGAGCGCCCGATCGACCGGAGAGTCGTGTACCGCCTTGTCCTCCGTCTGCTCCTCCAGGGCCTCGGGCTCGGCTGGCTCGACGAACTCGATCCATCCCTTCGCCTTCCACCCCTCGAGGATGCCGTCGTTGTAACCGTCGCGCTCCTCGAGCATTCCGACGAACCGGCTGCCGTCCAGGGGTTTGATCCACTTGAACTTTCCTACGCTCACGCGGCACCTTCCTTTCGGGGCGAGGCGAACACGCCCGAGGATTCGACGAACCGGAAATCGGCGACGTCGAGCAGGTCAACGGTCTTCATGTGGCCGAAGGCGATCCGAGGATCGATCAGCGGCTTGACCCCGAGCTGGCCCGCCTTGCGGAAGAACTCGATGTCCTCCCCGCGCGCCAGCTTGCGGGTCTTCGGGTCGAACAGGGTCTCGAACCACGGCCGCGGCATCTTCTCGAAGATCCACCGCTTGAGCACGAGGCACGCGGCGCCCACGGCGTCGGCGCGGAACGGCTGCCATGAGTCGATCGGGAGGCTGAAATACTCCTCCGGCATCTTCTCCGAGTAGGCGACGGTCAGGACGCCAGGCCTCCCCGAGCTGCGCGGATCCTTCGGGGCGCTACCCCAGCCGAGCGCGAAGCCGCTCACCGCGTCCTCGTCATGCCCGAGCAGGGCCCACCATGCGTGCGGCGGCTTCATGTCTGCATCGATGAAAAAGAGCCGGTCTGCTCCGGTGCTCAGGAAGGCCTCCACGCACCGGTTGCGGGCGTTGTCGACCGGCGTGACACCCTCCTGCATGAACAACTCGAACTCCCAGGGGAAGTCCGGGTCTTTGGAAAGAGCCGCGGCCTGGGCCAGCGCGTGGGCGAGCCCACAGGTTACCCTCCCGTCGATGGACGGGACGGCGATCATCGCCTGCTTCTTCGCTCGCTCCACGCGCTGACCCTCCTTGTCGGCCGAGAACTACGCCTTCATCGCGGCGCCTGGGTCGATGGCGATGTACTTCGTCCACGCCGAGCCCAGGGCCACGAGGATCCCGGTGCGCTTGAGCCCCCGGATGTCGATCTGGAAGTTCTGGAACTTCGACCACGGGTTCAGGTCGATCGAGAAGCCCAGCAGGTCGCCGAAGATGATCGTCTGCGGCGGCCCGAAGTAGGCGTTGACGAGGGCGGTCCCGGTCCCGCGCGTGATGTCCGTGCGGAGCCCGCTGTGGATCACGTACGGGAAGCCCAGGATCGAGAGCGGCGCCGGCTGGCCGATGCCGGTCGACGGGCTCACGAAGATCGGCAGCCCGGCGTTGTCCGCGGCGGTCACGGCGTCGGTGCGGGACTTGACGAGGACCTTCATCAGCTTGGGCCCGAAGAACCAGTAGGCTCCCTGGCGCGAGCTGGCCTCGTTCGCCGTCCACGGGACCTCGGCGAGCTTGTTCCAGTAGAGCACCTCGCCGTTCGTGCCGGAGACGAGCGAGTTCACGCCCGAGGCTCCGATCACGCCGGTGAAGTTGGTCCCGTCACCCTCGAGCGCCTGCTGATCCTCGAGGCGGCCGATCTGCTCGGCGAACTCCTGGGCCAGGTAATCGGCCAGGAGGACGACGTTGTCCTGCAGGAGCTCGCCCGACACCGTGGCGAAGCAGGCTAGCTTCTTCGCGGTGAGGTTCGACTGGCCGAAGGGCGAGGCCGGCGCGGAGTCGGTGATCGATCCTTCCTCGGCGATCACGGCCGCCGTGAAGGCGTTCGCGCGCGTCGGGTAGGCGTGGGTCTTGGTCGTCATCGGCACCTTGCGGACGAGAGGCCGCAGGAGCGAGTTGTCGGCGATCAGGCGGAGGATCTCCGACTCGACGATCGTCGGCACGAGGTTGCCGCCCAGGCCGGCGGTGCCCTCGTTCATCGAGGCTTTTTCGACGGGGCCCATGCCGAGGGCCTCCTCGATCTTGGAGTGCCACTCGGCGCGCCGCATGAACTCGGCGGGCTGGGTGAGCTTCATCAGGTGCCCTTGCAGCCAGATGCTCGCGGCGGTCTTGAGCACCGGGTCCTTCGGGAACAGGATGTGCGAGGGCTGGCCGACCGGGATCCGGTCGCTCTTGTACTGCTCGCACGTGACCTCGGCGTTATTGAGGAACTTCTTGTGCGAGTCGGGGATCGCGGCCAGCACGTTATCGCCACCGTGCAGGCTGATCCGCTTGTCGGCCAGGCGCTTCTCGAGGTCCGCCTTCCATTCCTCGTGGCTATTGAACTTCGCCACGAGCTCGGCCATCTTGAGACCGGTGTCCTCGACCAACTTGACGGCCTTGCCGGTCTCCTCGGCCATTTTGGTGATTGCGAGTTCGAGCTTTTCGGTGCTCATGCTCCCATCCTCCGGTTCAGAAACGTTAGATTTGCGAGCGCGGCGGTGAGGCCGCGTCCCGCGTCATCCAGCCGCTCCTGCTCCTGGGCCGCTTTGTGTCGGCTTTCCCCGTGGGCGAGGTCGCCCTGCCGATCCGCGTGGGGAGCGAGTAACGCGCTGAGGTACTCCGCCGTGCGTGGTCGCACGATTCCTTTTTTCATCGCCTCTTGGTAGGCCTCGGCGTTCGCCGGGACCGCCACGAGGCTCCACTCGAGCAGATCCTGCTTCTTGAAGAACAGGCCGTGCCCGCCCGCCTTCGTCTCGCGCTCCTCCGGCTTGTCCATCGGCCAGAAGCCGACCGAGGTCGTCGACATGAAGCCGTCCTTGTAGAGCGAGTAGAGCTCCTCGTTAAAGCGGGTCTTGCGGTGGAACTCGGTCACGGCGCGCAGGCCGTGCTCGTACCGCTCGATCATCAGGGTCCGGCCCTGCGAGGGCGGGCTCCCGGCGACCTCCCCGTACTCGTGATTGAACAGGACGATCGGGTTCTTCTCGTAGTTGCCGAAGAACCACCCCTTGGGGTCGATGATGTCGCCCATCCGATCCTCTGAGTCGGTGGTGATCGTGAACCGGAGCCGGCCGGTGTTGGCGTCGTCCTTCTCGACGACGGCGTCGCAGCCCTTGAGGAAGATCAGGCGCTCGCCCTCGCGCGGCTGGGTCCGCTTGAGCAGCATCGCCAGGAGGCGCGGATCCACCTCCGTGAAGGTATCGACCTCCTCGGTAACGTCCACCGAGGCGCGCGTGACGAGGTAGGACTCGCCCAGCAGCCCCTTCGGAAGGTCCTGTCCGCTCGTCTGCCGGGTGGCCTCGGGCTCGGCGACCTGCTCGATCGGGAACTGCTCGAAGCGGTAGGCGACCGACGTCTCGGCCAGCTTCTCGGCGCGCGCCTCGTTGTCGGAGAGCCAGCGCCGCGCCTCCTCGAGCGTCCAATCGGCCTTCGCGAAGCTGTAGGTCTGGATCTTCCTCTGCATCACGCCACCTCCGGTATCGTCACGCAGCGACAGTTGATCACCTGGCCCGCCTCGCCGGTCGGATCGTGCGGGTACTCGAGCCCGTTACTGAATGGCGCGCCGACCATGACGCGCTCGCCCTCGAGGACGATGTGCTCATCGCGCACCCTGGCATCCCTGGCCGTCACCCACCGGTGCGTTCGCACCCGAGCCTCGCGCATGGCCTCGAATCTCCCGCCGCTATAGGCCGAGAAGGTCTCCGTGCGCGCGACCGTGCGCGCGTTGGCGCGCTCGCCTCCGAAGAAGTCGATCACCAGCCGCTTGAGTTCCTCCTCCGTGTTGCGCTCGGCGAGGCCTTCCTGCAGCAGCTCGTGCAGGTCGGTCAGCATCCGCTCGTCGACCCCGCGGATCTCCTGGCGGCGTCCGGCGAGGAGCTGGACCACGCGCGGGTCGGTGAAATGGAAATCGACCGCGGCGCCCGTCTGCCCGGCGATGGAGTCCACGCCGCGGGTCATGGAGGCGCGCCAGATCGGTTCGAACGCGAGGATCGCCTCCTGGTCGGCGTTCTGCAGGTCGAAGATCGGCGGCCCCTTCTGCTGCTCGTCCACGCGCGTGATGGCGCCGGAGAACGCCTTGAAGGCGGCGCCGACGTTGCGGATCGACTCGTCGCGCAGGTTCCTCAGGTGCGTGCGCCAGCGGCTCTCCGCCTGCAGCTCGAGATCGTGAACGTGGTTCACGAGGCGGCGCCAGATCGCGTCGAGCTCGGTCGAGCGCCAGGCCCGCGGCATGACGACGAGGCTCTCCGCCTGGGCTGGGGCGGGAGGCGGCGGCTCCGGCGCGGCTGGGGCGCCCCCGTGGCCGGGGACAGCCGTGGGTTGGCCCGGAGCCGCCGGGGCGTTGACCGGCTGATCGGCGCCCGCCACCCCGTCGAGATTGAGCCCCAGCTCGAGCCGCTCGTTGATGAGCGTCAGCGGCACGCCGATGCTCGAGAGCCGCACCGCGACCTCGCTCTTGGTGCCGATCTCGTCCGCCAGGGCCATGATCGCCTCGACCTTGAAGTGGCCTTCGAGGCCGGTCTTGAAGCGGTCGAGGAGATCCGTCTGGATCACGTCCTCGATGTAGGCAAGCCGCGGCAGGAGCTCGAGGTGAAAGAAGATCCTGAGTTGCGGCATCATGTTCGCGTAGTTCGCATACTCGAGGATCCCGGCGATGGCCGGGGGCACGCCGGCGGTCGACAGCGTGTTCTCCCGCGAGAAGCGGCGGCCCTGCACGAAGTCCATGTCCTTCTGCCCGATGCCGGTCTTCTCGGCCTTGAGGCCCTTCGGCATGATCGCTGGCGCGTGCGACTTCTCGACGCCGGCGTGGCGGTTGATCCAGCTCTGTCGGATCCGCTCGGCGCTCGACTCCGAGATGTTCATGTCTCCCTCGGGCACGAGGATGAACCCGGGCTCGGCGCCGCGGATGAAGAACTGGCGGTTCCATCGGCTCGCCTGGGCGTCGGCCTCGATCTCCCCTCGGGCCGGGCCAACCCACGACATCCCCCAGGTTTCGTCGTTCGGGTTCCAATACTTGAAGTGGAGCACCTCCTCGGCCGGGATCTTGAGCTGCTGGCCCGGGGCGCTGAAAAGGTAGAGCACCGGTGTATCGCCAGGGCCGAGCTTGATCGTCACCTTGTTCGGGTCGAGGCGCCGGATGTTCGACGGCAGGATGAGCCCGGCGCCGTTGACCCGCGCCGGAGCCCCGAGCCACCAGAGGCCGTTCCCGTAGCACTCGAGGTCGATCGTCAGGGCCTCGAACAACTGCGTGCCGCGCATGAGCGGGTTCGGGCGATCGAACAGGCGGTTGATCGGCGTGTTCTCGACCGGCTCATCGGAGCCCTTCGTGAACAGCTCAAACGGCATGGCCGCGACGTTGCGCGCGAAGGCCTGGATCGCCCGGTAGGCGGTCGGGTGGTCGGAGAACGGGTCGACGCTCGAGGTCGGCGGGTAGGCGTCGAAGCCGAGGCGGAACAGGTGGTCGGCCAGCGCCGAGGCGGCGCTCTTTTCCAGCGCCTGCCCGGCCTTGATTCCGCTCACGGCCCAGCGGAAGGCCTCGGCGATCTTCATCGCGGGTCGGGGCCCCACAGGGCCCAGCCGAGGCGGAAGTGGGCCAGGAAGCGATCCCAGCGCGAGGGCGCCGTTGGCGGCGCCGCCGTCAGAGGCGTGATCGGCTCGTCGATCTCGTTGTAGGTGGCGACGAGCTGCCCGGAGAGCATCCGCAGGTCGGCGAGCTTGAAATACTGGCGGCCGAAGAATGGCTCCGGCAGCAGATCGGACTCGTATCTGATCGGCATGGCCGAGATTGAGCGCGCCACCGGAAATACTACTGTGGGCGAGGGGCGGGCCTGCTTCACGAACCGGCGGCCGTCGCGCGCCAGGAAGACACAGGTGGCGACGCCCATGAAGTCGATGGCCGGCCCGCTCGCCACCACCCGCAGGAGCTCGCGCTCGACCTCGTGCGGCATCACAGGATCGCCCCCACGGTGTGATTGACGCCGTAGAGGGCCAGGCCCAGGGACCAGATCACGTCGTCGTGGGATCCCTGCGTGCCGCGGTAGGAGACGCCGCGCGCCAGCGGCACGCGCTCGAGCATATCGGCCTCGTCGACCGCCTCGGCGATGTAGGGCATCTTTAAGAGCCCGCCCTCGACGCTCGCGGCCTGGAGGTATCGGATCATCGCGGCTTTTTTCCCCTGGTCGAAGACCACCGGGACGAAATCGATCGGGTCATTCTCGGCTGCGGCCTCGAGCATCTCGGCGACGGGCCCGCCCAGCATCGTCGCGTCAACGTACACCGATAGAGTTCGGCTGTCAATCCTGCCGCCGCCGGTCTCGAGCGCCGACTTCTTCGTGCGACAGTAGCGCCGGCATGATGCCATCGCGCGCGCCACCTGCACGGCCCAGCCGCCGACGCGCCGGAAGCGGTCCATCGCCAGGAGCCGCCCCGTCTCGAGCTCGACGACCGAGAGCACGGTGTAGTCGACGTGCTCGCCGAGGTCGAGCCCCGCGATGCATTCGCTCTTTCCATCCCAGGCGGCGAAGTAGGGCAGCTCGACCGGCTCCATCGCCGAGCCGCCGAGCGTGCAGGCGGGCCGGAGATTGAGCACGCCGGTGCCGAGGGTGAGGAACTTCGCCTCGTAGAGCCGTTCGAAGTCCTCCATGCCCTTCTCGCGCTCGCCGTCGAGGAACTCCGAGTAGGCCTGGCGCTCGGCGCCGGCGAGGTATGCGATCCGGTCCTTCCACGTCCACCGCTGAAAATAGCTTCCGCTCTCCTCGGCGGCCTTGCAGATGCGCCACCACTCCGAGGCGACGTGGTCGGCGTTGCCGATGTAGCGCGAGGGCCCCATGGTGTGCGCCTGGCGGGCCGCGAGGTTCGAGTGCGCGCGCCGCGTGAGCTCCTGGGCCTCGTCGACGACCAAGGTCCAGACCGGCGCGCCGCCGAGGTTGTCCTCGCGCTCCCAGGACCGGAAGTCGATCCGGTGACCGTTCCGCAGTACGAGGCGCCGCGGCGCGGAGCGGCCCTTGCTGGCGATCGCGTTCCGCCCCTGCGAGTCGCTGACCGCCTCGAGGATCTGCACGAGGGCGTCGAACCCGAACTCGGTCTGATCGTGCGTCGGCGCCGCCCACCACGAGAGCCGCCCAGGGAGCGCCCATGCGTGGCGGACCTGCCATGCCGCGACGGAAAAGGTCTTGCCGATCTGCGGCGCCGAGACGACGACTCCCCGCTTGCTGGGCGAGTGCACGAGGTCGTGCTGGTACTGGTAGAGGGGGGGCAGCTCGAGGATCGCCTGGCGGCCGGCCGCCGCGCCCATGCCCTACTCGACCGGGAGGATCGGCGCCTGGCTGCGGATGAGGAACTCGATCGGGCCGCGCGCCTCGGCTCCGCCAACCCCGACGTCGCCGGCGTGCTCGAGCTGAAACTTGACCCGCCCGTGCAGCCGCTCGTCGAGGTGGATCGCGGCCCGGGAGTCGCCCTTGATCGCCAGGATCGCCAGCACGGAGGAGGTGAAGATCGTAGCGGTGCGGTCCGGGTCGCTCGGCAGGTCCGGCGCGCTCGACCAGACGCCGCGCTTCTTGAAGTCGCGCGCGATGGCCGCGATACAGCGGGCGTAGAGGGCGCGCTCGTTCACGGTTCGCAGCCGAATCAGCGTGCGGCTCCCCTTGCGGGCCCCGGAGCCTGGCCGCGCGCCGCCGCTGCGCCCTCTGGTGCCGGCCATCAGGCGGTCTCCCCTGACAGCGCGCGCGCGAAGTCGACTGGCCCGATCGCGTGGGTCGCCTTCTTCGGATCGCCCTTGACGAAGACGAGCACGTTCTGGTGCGTCTTCCCCAGCTTGCGGGCGCTCTCGAAATTGCGGGCGGTCCGGATCGGCAGCGACCCCACGGCGGTCACGAGAATCGCCTCGTTGTAGAGTTCGAGGCCCGCGGCTTGGAAGGCGGAGATCGTCTCGCTCACGAAGTTGCGATAGATGCCGCGCGCGCCCTTCTCGCGGTAGTCGCCCACGACGAAGCAGGCGAAGCGGTCCGGCTTGAGCAGCGCGCAGGCCGCCGCCACGCACTCGCGGTAGGCGCTGCGGAACTCCGGCGCCTTCATAGCCGACAGGTCCTTGGGGTGCGTCGAGTAGACCTCAAGGTCTCCGTAGGGAGGGGAGGAGAAGATCAGATCATAGGCGCCCGGCGCCAGCTCGCCGGCGTCGCGCGAGTCGCCCACCACCCAGCGCGGAGCCGGGTCCAGGGCGGCGCCGAGCTGATCGCGGTTAGCTTGGACCTGGGCCGCCGAGAGGTCGATCCCGACGTAGGCGCGGCCGAGGCGGGCGGCCACGATGCCGCGCACGCTCCCGCCGGCGAACGGGTCGAGGACCTGTCCGCCGGGAGGGCAGAACCACCGGTAGGCGAGCTCGCAGAGGACGGGGTCGAAGATCGAGGTGCCGGTGTAGCTTGCCGTGGTCCCTGGGTCGGTTCCGTCGTAGGGGTGCATGGTGAGGCCGAAGGTCTTGCCGCCCTTGAGGCTGGCGGTCTGCTCGCGCGCGTATTTCACGGGCCCGCTTCCATCGGAGTAGGCCGCCAGGGCGCCGCCGCTCTTTTCGTACTTGACCTTGCCGCGGGCGGCATCGGAGAAGTTGAGCAGGTTCTCCCCGCGCCCCAGCTCGCTCTTGATCCCCAGGGAGAGCCAGGCGCGCTTCCGCTCCTGCCAATAGCCTTGACGGGCGTCGAGGACCGAGAAGGGCGGCACGCCGAAGCGATCCGCCAGGGTCGGGCCCGGGATCTGCGGCTCGGCCAGGAGCCCGGCCTCGAACCCGGCCAGGCCCGCCTCGAGCTGCGGCAGCTCCGAGAGCAGGGACCGCAGCTTGTCCTCGTCCCACTCGCCCTGCAGCGCCGGGTTGTTGAGCGCCAGGTTGAGCGCCTTCTCGCGCTCGAGGCTCACGCCGATCACGTGTACCGGCACGGCCGGCCAGCCGATGGCGCGCGCCGCCTCGAGCCGCTGGTGTCCGCCGACGATCACCAGCTCTCCGCTCGGGCGCCGGTTCGCAACGATCGGCTCCACCAGCCCGAACTCGCACAGCTCGCGCGCCAGGGCCTCGAGGTTCCGCTTGCGGATCTTCCGCGGGTTGTAGGCCGCCGGCTGCAGGGACTCGAGCGGGAGGGTCTCCACTTCGAAGGCGCCGAGTGCCGGAGCCTGATTTGAAATTTCCCGGGGCTGTCTCACGCGGGCGACATTACGCCTCGTCCTGCCGGGCCGTCAAGTCCGCCAGGCGCACCCGAGCATTGCGTCGGCGAGATGCCACTCGGTTATGAGGCCCTCGGCGACGAGGACGCGGGTCTGCGGTTTCACGAGGGCGGAGGCGCGGAGCTTGAGCTCTATGCCGAGGACCACCTGACGGTCGTTCTGGTAGGCGACGCGCTGCAGGCCATCGAGCACGGTCTTGAGCATGTTGTCGACGTCGCGGGCGTCCTTGTGCGGGTCGGAGGAGAGGCGGTCGGAGAGGAAGAAGTAGGCGACGACGGAGACGGGACCGGTCAGGAGGATTCCGCCGGCGGAGATGTAGGCCCAGCCGATCGCCTCCTCGGCCTTGCGGGTGAGCGTCGGGAGGTAGGAGGAGCCGGAGCGGCTTCGGCCGACCCGAGCCCAGGGTATCGGGTCGCCGGGGAGGGTGAGCTTCCAGGCTCGGGGGTGTGGCGGCTTCTGGCCCTTGTCGTCGCTGTCCACCGCCCGCCCTCCGCCCGCCGAGCCTACGCCTATCTGTGCGAGGCGTGTCAAGCGACGACCCGCAGCACGTAGGCCTGGCGGTTGCTCGGCGTCCTCCTCCGGTCGGGGCCCTCGGTGATCACCTGGGTCTCGGCGTTGAGCAGCTCCCAGACGCGGGCGCATACGCTCTGCAGGGGCTGGCCGGTCAGGTCCACGAGCTCGTCGCGGGTGGCGCCGTCTGGCCCGGCGTTGTAGATCGCGGTGAAGACGGCGGCTCGGAGGGTGCCGCGGCATCCCAGGATCGACAGGAAGGCCTCGATGCTGGTGGGCTTCTTGCCGGGGGCGGCCGGGACCTTGTCGAACAGGGGCCCGAAGCCGCGGCCGGTCTCGCTGGGGTCTTCGCTCTGGCTCATCGGCAGGCCTCGCAGGAGGAGCGGCCGAAGGCGGCCGGGAACCCGCAGCCGGTGCAGGAGAATGACACGACGCCGCGCCGGCGCCAGGAGGCGAGGAACTCCTCCCGCTCCCAGGAGCCGGCGGCGCGCCACTCCTCGGCCGTGACGGTGTCGACGGTGCGGCCCTTCGGGATCGCGGCCGTGGTCCGCGCCGCCAGCCGGCGGAGGCACGACTCGAGGGCCTCGCAGGCCGCGGCTCCCAGGATCTCGATCTTCGCCTGCGCCGAGGCGCTCTGGTCGATGCCCGAGACCTGCACGGAGGCGACGGCGGCATTGCCAGCCGGCAGGCGGTAGAGGAGCACGATCTCGAGGTCGCCGGGGAGCACCTCCCGATCGAGGATCGCCTGGGCGCCGGCATCATCCGCCGGGCTGTCCTTGTTCCAACTCTGCCGCCACGGATCTTTCCACGGACTTGTCATCTCAGGACCTCCGCAAGATGTCGGAATGCTTTTGCCGCCACGACCGGAACGACTGCGTTTCCAAGGGCTCGGAGGAGATCAACTCGACCGGGAGTCCCATCAACCACGCCACGAACAGCGGGTTGAGCCGCGCCTTCGCCCAGCCCTGCAGGCTCGGGGTTCCGGCCGACGGCCTCGGGTGCTGGACCGTTCCCTCGTTCTGGCTCGAGCCGCTCGAGTTGGCCGCCGGCGTCGGGTAGTGGCCGCGCGCCCAGGGCCCGATCGCCGGAGCCGATGGCAGGCCACAGTCGCGGGTCGACAGATGACCAGTCGCCTCCGGGGCCTGGCGGGAAAGGGCCGCAGCGCCAGTCCTCGTCGGGAGCTGATCGTTCTTCCAGTCCCTCGAGGTCGGGCTCGCCCACCGCCTCGCCTCGTCCTCGATCGTCCGTTGCCGGTGTCGCTGGCGCTGCTCCTCCGGCGTCTCGAGGCGCGTGCGGTCGCCCTTGTGGGCCACATCCGGCGTGGGCCAGAGCGAACAGACGTTCTCGCCGGTGGGGCGCGCCGACTTCCTCCGCCGTGAACAGGCCAGCCGCAACCGTGTAACCCATCCGTCGTAGGTCGGCAACGACATCGGGGAAGCCGAGTCGAAGGTGACCGGGCACGTTCTCCACGAACACAAGTAGGGGCTCCACCTCCGCGAGGATCCGGGCGACGTGCGGCCAGAGGTGGCGCGGGTCGGCGGCTCCGAGCTGCTTGCCGGCAACGCTGAACGGCTGGCACGGGTATCCCGCAGAGATGAGATCCACGACTCCACGCCAGCGTCGGCCGTCGAAGGTGGCAAGGTCAGACCAGATAGGCGCCTCATCCAGAATGCCGTTCTCCATAGCCGCGACCAGGAGCGCGGCTGCGGGAGCTTCCCTCTCCACGTAGCACACGGTTCGGTAGTCGGATCCGAGGGCTAGGGAGAGCCCGAGCTCGAGGCCGCCGATCCCGGAACATAGAGCCAGGCCATTCACCCCTCCTTTCCCTCCATCCTTGCGACGGTGCGGCAAGCGGAACATCGGGTATGGTGGAACGGCTCGTCGCGCAGTTCCAGCTCTGAGCATTCCTCTTTGGCCGCCTCCCTCCATTCCGCGTCGCGCTTGGAGAGGGCCTGCTTTTCCATTGCACAACACCGCCTGAGAAGCCCCCCCACCGCCCGGTCGATGGCGACGTGGGCTTTCAGTAATCGGGCAGCGAATACCTCTGGACCATCTAGCGTAATCTCGGCAATGGCTAGCACGTCTACATCCTCATGCGCTGCGGCGAGTAGGTCTGCGGGCGGCTTGTCAGTGGGCGCACTCTCCGTCTCGCTCGGAGCGGACTCCCCATGACACCCCTCCCGGCACATCTGAACCGCGTCGCGCTTGGAGAGGGTGGAGTCGGAACCGATGGGCCGCTCGGGCCGGCCATGCGGAGGCAGATGGAAGCGCGGCTTACCGCAGTTGAAGGTCGGGCACCGCTGCTCAGTCATCGCCATTCCCCCTTCTCCAGCGCGTCGGCCAGTAGCCAGATGATCCGATTCTCGCGTTGCACCTTGCTCAGCCCGAAGAACTTGCGCTGCTCGTCAGCCCGACTTTCGCATTCCATCCGCTTGATGGCGCGGCGGGCCTTCGTGAAGTCGTATTCGATATGCTTGCCGGTGAGCCTCGCGGTCATTACCACTTCAGTCAGAGCCACGTTCACATAATCCGGCAGCACGATCTCCTCTGCGCTCTTATCGGGATTGTCGGGCATCAGCGGGGTTCCTGGCCGAGCGTCTGTTGTGCGGCCTCCACGCCGATCCTGAGCCCGACGAAATCGCCGAGCGCGCGCGGCCCCTCGATCGTCAACCGCACCTCGAGGATATGGACTCCGTCGTCGTCGACGTCCTTCACTGAGAAGCCGGTCGCCTTGCCAGGGACCGACATCAGCGGCACGCTCCGCTGGACGATGATCGCCTGGCCGACCAGCGCGACCGCCGCGAGCATGGCGTCCGCGGTACACGATACCGCCGTCAGGATCGCCGAGGCGACCCCGGCCTCGTCGGTCATCTTGAGCGTCGCCCTCGAGCCGAGCCACTGCACCTTTTCGTTTTTCACCGCTTGCCTCCTTCGGTTGAGTTGATGACGCGGACCCCGGAATAGAGGCGCGACCATACGAACCACGCATATTCACAGGCGTCGACCCCTGGGCGCCCGTCCTTCCCCAGCACCGGCCGCCCGTCTCGATCGAGGAACGACGGCCGCGGCGCCAGCACGAAGATCGCGGTCGGGATCCGCGGCTGCCACCAGTCCCGCCGGCCGCCAGAGCCCAGGAAATTGAGCCGCAGCAGCATCGCCACATTCCATGCCCTCGAGAGCGAGGCCTCCACGAACTCGCGCGCCAGTGAGTACGGAGGGTTGGTGATGATCCAGTCGTAGATCCTGGGTTGCTTGTGCTCGAGGAAATCGATCCCCTCGGTGAGCTCGCACCAGCTCGCGGTCGCCACCAGCGGCGCCACCGCGTCGTAGATGTTCCCTGAGCCGCGGCACGGCTCGAGGAAAGATCCATAGGGCTTCAAGTAGGCCAGGAGCGCCGCGATCGTCTCCGGCTTGGTCTGATACCCGTCATTTTTCAGGCGGGCCGCGCCCCTGTTCGTCGCGCTCATCGGCCACCCTCGGCCCGTTCCTCCTCGGCGCTGCTGACCTGCACGATCTCGTCTACCCGCAGCTCAAGCGCGCGGCCCTGCTCGTGGATCCTGATCCGCTTCCTCCATCGGCCGACGATGGTCTCGCCGGCCCTGCGGCGGCTCCGCTTGTCGACCCGGAGCTTTTCAGCCCAGTAGCCCGCCTCGGCGGCCAGGCCGACCTTACAGGACTCGCAGAATCGAGCGAGCTGGCAGGGGTCTCCCTTGACGATCCGGTCATGTGTCGAGAACCCGCTGTCCAGGCACCACGGGCATGAGAACGTCGGCTCCTCGGCGGCCATCCTGGGGGCCAGCGCCTCGAGCCTTTCCACGGCCTCTTTGATCGGTATCACTTCGGCTCCTCCCCTAATAGATCCGCCAGGGTCCGCTTTTTCGGATCCCGGTTGTTGATGGTGGTGTCCCAATTTTCCGGCTTGAAAAGGACCGACGGAGCGAGCCATCCGCGGCGCTTTGGGTCGAGGTTCAGCTTCCCGACCTGACGCGCGATCGCGTCTAGGACGGCCTCGAGGCGCCGCCCTTGGTGGGCTTGGTGCATCCACTCGCCGGTCCGCCCTGGGGCGTTGAAGAACGAGGCGGTCAACTCGTTGAGCATCCGCAGCATGGCGCGGCAGGGGTCACAACTGACGACGTAGAGCTGGCCCTGGGGGCGGGCCGGCTCGGGCCCGACTACGACTCCGCCCCCGATTACGTCTACGACTACGTCTTCGATTACGGGCGCATCTGCGCGCAAATGATCGCAGATGATCGCAGATGATCGCACGGGGTCTGGGAACTTGCTCACTTTTGCCCTCTGGCTCTGGTGCTTATCCCACGCCGGCACATAGACATAGCGCCGGCCGTCGACCTCATAGAACCGGATGCAATCGACCGCCGCGAGCTCCTCGAGGCTCCGCTTGAACCCTTCCGTTGATAGGCCGATCCCGCCGACCGGAAATGCCGCCGCCAGCATCGGCTCGATGTCGCCGTAATACCTCCCGAAGTCGTCGAAGACCGTATTCATCCGCCACCAGACCCGCTCCGCGTCGCTCGAGAGCCGGGCCAGGCTGCGGGAGAACCTCGACGATTCTCTGATGATGCGGTTCGGCACTGGTCTACCGGTAGAGCCTGACGGTCTTCTCGATCGGGCGCACCCCCGGGAAATTGAGCCCGTCGCGCTGGGCGGTCGCCAGCCGGTTGAGGTTCGGGTGCTCCTCAGCCAGCCGGTCGACCTCGAGCAGGGAGAGCCATTGAGGGTTCGCAGCGACGAATCGGACGAGGGCCAGCGGGTCGAAGATCTCCGCCGCGTACCGCTTCGAGCTCGAGGCGCCGGCCACCTTGGCGACCTGGGCCTCGACGATGGTCTGTGGCGCCGCCGCCTGCTCCTGTAGGATCGCCTCCGCCGCCCCGGAGTCGCCGGCCTGCTCGGCCTCGATCGCGTCCATGAGCTGCCGCTCCTCCTCCTCCTTCCTGGCCCGCTCCTGCAACTCGCGCTGCAGGGCCGCCGCCTTCTGCTCCTCCTGCTTCTCGAAGGCCCGGCTCGTTCCTTCGATGATGCCGCGGGCCTCGGCGATAGGGCCCACCAGTCCGGCGATGGATCGCACGAGCTCCTTGTGTGCGTCGCTGGCCGCCTTCTTGGCGCGCGCGAAGTGGTCTTCGATGCCACGCTCGCCCTGGCGGAAGCGTTTGCATATCTCGAGCGCCTCGGCGTGGGAGTCCTTGTCGTTGACCTTGAACGACCGCGCCAGAGCCACCAGTGGTGCCAACTCGGCGACGATGGCCGGCGGGCCGGGCCTCTCGATCTGGATCATTCCGGTTTCAGGCTGCACAGTTCCTCCTCCATGATGCAAGGGTGATCGCGGCCTTCGCAACCTCCCAATCACGCCGGCCGCGGTGCTCGACGAGTTGGTAATTCGTGTCGGAGAGGTAGAGGTTCCATCGCGCGACCGGGCCCCGGTAGCAGCCGGCGTAGAGCGCGAGCTGGATCGGATGCCAGGGGGCGCGGGCCGGAGACTTGAGATCGAGCACGCCGAAGCGCCCGTTGATCTCAAGGGTGCGGTCCACGTGCCCGATGTAGCCCAGCGTCGGGTTGGCGACCGTCTCCTCGATGCTGACGATGGCCGGGCGCATCTCCTCGAGGAACTTCTGGTAGGAGCGGAGCCGAGGGGCGACAAGCGGGTCGACCGTCGACCAGTCGAGCCGCCCCTCGTCGAGATAGGCCGAGGCCGCGTGCACTGCGGTGCCGAGATCCCGCCCCTGGGTCGTGTACCAAGTGGCGTCGATGAGCCCGGCCTCCCGCAGAATATCCGTGACCCTGGGATTACTCATGCGCCGCGTCGATGCTGACCACGGAGAGGCGGGAGCCGTTGACCCGGTACTCGATCTTGACCCTCGAGGTGCCGGCCTCCTTCGCGAACTTGGCGTGGCTCTCCGAGAAGGTCCCGAACTCGAGCCCGAGATCGGCGACGAGGTTGTAGATCGTCCAGGGCGTGTCCTTCTTGCCCTCCTCGGTCGCCTTCTTGACCCCGCTCCTCGTGGTCACCGATTTGATCCGGCCGGTCCAGCTGCGGACCTCGCCCTCGGCCTGGGCGGGAGCCTCGGAGCGCGCCGCCGGCTGGGCGGGCGGAGCCGAGCGGGCCGGCTGGCGCACCGTCGAGCCAGTCCCGGCGACCTCGTCCTCCCCGTCCTCGGGCGCCAGCCCGATCACCGAACGCAGCGCGTTCCGCATCGCGTAGGTGAGCGAGATCCCAACCCGCTGCATCTCGTTCGCTCCCTTGCCGTCCGGCAGCGGCTTCGGGATCGGCATCTCGATCGTGCCGCTCCGCTCCGCGTGGCCCAGGGCGTGGGAGATGACGCAGCGGGCCGAGACGCTGGCCGGGCCCTGACTCGTCTCGAAGGAGACGGCCAGGCCGCAATCGCCCATCGTCGGGAGGATCGCCCGCATCCATTCTTGGAGGGTGGCGTACTTGAAGGTGAAGGTCCCCATGCTGGCCGTCCGGTCCTTCTTCGGGGCCGGGCATCGCGCTTGGAATTCGGCCATCGCCGCGTACCATGCCGAGCGGGCCTGCTCGGCGCGGATCTCCTTCGCCAGCCCGAACAGTCGCTCGAGCTTGTCGATGTCGGCATTCTGCTCGAGGGCGATCTTGATGAGCTCTTGAGCGTCGAGACGCGCCAGGGCGGTGCTCTGCGGGGCGGGTTGTTCTTCGGTCTTCGGTTCCATCGGTTCCCCCTTGAGATTGGATCAGCGCCCGCGAAGGAGCTGATCGTGGATGAAAAGGGCCTTGTCGAAGGCCCGGAGAAAGGTCCAGACGGCGGCACAGAAGACGGCCGCGTAGGCGACGAGGAGAAGGGCCGGGAGCCAGGAGTACGGCTTGCGAGCGGCCCGGCATAGGTTGTGGAATCCGCTCGGGCCGAACTTGGCGCGGCCAGGCGGCAGGGCGTCTCCGTTCCAGATCATCGCCTCCCCCTTTTCTTGACGGCCGAAAGCGCGGCGGCGGGCTGAGCCGATCGGTGCAATGCGCCCGCCGCCGCAGAGGATGGGCCAGCCGGCCCGGTCCCGGGCTCCCCCTGCCCGGTGTATAGCGGCCAGCGGAGGCGGAGAGCGGTCCCGGCCTCCTCGAGCAGCCGCATCTTTCGCCGATGCTCCACGACGTAGCCGTAGAGCCTCCGCTTGTTCTTGTCCTTCCACTCGGCGCGCACCTCGAGCCCTCGCTGGGTGCCTTCATAGCGCCGCCGGTATCTCCCGAGATCCCTACCCACGCGCGGGCCCCTGGCGCCGTCCGGCCCAAAACGTTCCACGTGGAACATGGCGCTCGGCGGCCCGGCGCTCGGCCTCCTGCTTCAAGAGCCGAGCGGCCATCGCGGCCAGCTCGGCGAAGCGCGGCCCAGGCCGGATCTCGTCGTGGTTGTGCAGGATGAATCCGAGGCCCTCGAGCAGGTTGAGGGCCGCATCGTAGGTCTCGACGCTGATCCCCTCGGTCATGAGCGCGACGTAGGGGTACGACTTCGGGATCAGGCCGTGGCCCAGCTCGAAGGCCTCCGTGGTGAGCGAGGCGATCAGCAGGTTGGCGACGTCCTTCGGCGAGCGGATGGCGCCCCGCGGGCCGTCGATGTAGGTGGCGCAGGGCTGGCACCAGCGGCGCCCGCCGCTCGACCAGTGGAGGGCGTGGCCCTTCGGGCAGGTCCCGGCGCCGCTCATGTGCGCGGCTCGAAGCAGCGGCAGCAGCGGTCGCAGCGGTGGCATCTCTGGCAGAGCCCAGGGTTCGGGCATCGGCCAGCCTCGCAGAATCCGTAGGTCTCGGTGGCGTTCATCGGCTCCCCTTCGGCCGGAACTCAGGCCGCAGATCTTCCTTGTACCCGGCCGCCAGCGCCTCCTCGTACTCGGCGACCGCGGCGGCTCTCAGGTCGGCGAGGGTGGGCTCATGCTTCCGCTCGGAGTGGTAGCGCCGCCAGTCAATCGCCCTGCCCGAGCCTTCGCAGTTCGGGCAGTTGTCGCGCTGCTCTCCGGGCTTACAGGAGCAGGGCCCCATGGTCGGCATTTTCTTCGTGGTCACGCTCCGGCTCCTCTGAAGTGTAGGTAGGCGCAAGTCTCGTGGGCGAGGCCGTCTCCGGCGTCGGTGGCGGCCCGTTCGTATCCGATCGCCTTGTGGCAGTAGGGGCACTCGATGGCCGCGTCCGCTCTCGTGCGCGCGCAATCGCGGTGCTGGCATGGCTCCGGGCATGGGCCGTATTTCGTGCCCGGCGCGGGGAGGTAGATGCTAGCCACGTGGCACCTCCCGAACGGGCCGGACGTCATGACCGAGGGCGCGACAGCCAAACTCAT